GCGAGGTCCTCTCGCCATAGGACCACCAAAGAAGTGATTTTGCTCCCAAACAGAACGCATCTCATTAACGGTGAATGGTAACTTGCCGCGCTCTGCTGCCTCCATCGTCATTTCAATTCCCCTGAAGGAATGACCTCCTCTAAACTGATCAGCCAAAGAGCAATTAAACAGGCAAGTGCCCGATACATATAGTTGACTTTCGCTGGAATGCTCAATGCCTTCATTTACCCAGTATCTTCGATATTGAGCATTTCCCACTAGAAGGTCATTGGTATTACGTAAAAGCCAATACACTCCAGTTAATTCGCCCCACCATGGATTAAGAGCAGAGATGTTGTCTCCTTCGTCATCAAAGTACCATCCCCGCGCTCTCAGTGCTTCTCTTTCTTCTGAAAGCAAAGCCGAGGAATGGGCGCATAGTTGCTTAAGTGTTGCCACTGATTCATAGCGCATGGGAAGGTCCTTCGTTCCCACTGCATAGATGCTGAGATCCTTAGCCTGCATATACGTTCCTCGCTGCCCACAGTTCGTTGTAGTTGTTCACGCCCTTAGCGCCAACACCAGTTAAATCACCCCCTCCAGAGGGCTTGCTCCATGCCATGATTGTGCCATCTGGCAGAACAAAGGCACGATTCTTGTTTTCATGTGTAGGAGTTAGCTCCAAGTAGTCGCCATAAACGAAATTGGTATTGCCACCATTTGCTGCCAAAGCAGCACCAAGAAGAGTTGGGCCGGTGGGGCACAATGGCGTAATGCCATAATACTTCTCAGCGCAATTATCAATAATCATTTCAATGGCAGTCATCAGCGCATTATTGCCAGGCTTTGAATAGAGCACAGTTGTAGCGCAAGCCCAAGAAGTATAACTGAATCGCTGAATATCCCTAAAGGCAAGGAATTCAATTTGATTGCCAATCTCCACTCCATTTACTGCGCGAACTGCAATGTCCATGTACCATCCGCCAAGCTTGTAGAGCAAGCAAAAGCGTCCCAAGTCTGCCTTATAGGAATATGGCTTTAGGCAGTCATAGGCATCTACAACTGACTGATGGAAGTTTTCATCAATAAACTGCCGAAGAGTTTCTTTGTTATAAATAGTATGGTCACAGCCAGGGAAGCATTGGTCAATGGTTCCAGTGGCAAACTTTAGGAAAGGAGAAAGCTCCTTGTCGGTGTCAGAAAGAAAAATCTGCGAGATGTTCATGATGATCAACCAATACGAGCAGGAGTGCCAAAGCCTTTGAATTCTGTTTGCTTTCTTTGCTCTAAAACAGAACCAACAATATCAAGCATTTTCTTGGTGATCTTAGGCCAAGTAAACTGCTCTTCATGCACTCGCTTGTAACACCAGCTATTGGCAACGTTAAGTGCCATGTGATTGGAATAGTAATTGTTCAGGATTTCCGCAAGGCTATCTGGATCTGGCAGCATGCGCTCTAGTCCATAGTTCCTATCGGTTTCTGATGCATTGCACTGAATACGTTGAATGCCATGGAAAATTTCCTTCAGGCTTGTATGGTTCGGTACAACTTGAGCCACTCCAGTGGCGGCATGCTCTGTATTTACTAGGCCCCATCCTTCTCCAATACAAGTGTTAACGCCAACATCTACAGCGTTATACACTTGATTGAGCTTTTCAATGGGAAGACAGTTGCTGGTAGAGAAATGTGGACTGGTCAAGATTAGTTTGCCTTGAGGATCATAGCCTTCATCACGCGCCACTCGATTGAACAAGGGGATCAACTCCCATCCCATGTCCCTGGCGCCCATGTTAAGCCAAAGCCTTGCATCAGGCTTGCCTTTTACAAACTTAATGAAGCCTTTGATTGTCAAATCAATTCGTTTACGTGGTTGATTCCTGTTGCCATTGAAAACAATGAAGGCATCTTCTGGAATGCCAAGCTCTTGCCTGCATTGCTTTTTGTCCATGGAAAAGAACTTTGAAAAGTCCGTACCATGGGGAATCACATGGATGGGCTTGTTGTAGCCCATTGTCTCAAGTTCGATTTTGCCAAACTCTGTATAGTTGGCCAAGCCGTCCCATTCATTGGCAGATGTTGCCATTTCAGGGAAGATGCCATAACTATCAATGGGAGTGTAAACAAAGAATTTGAAGTCCATCTTCTCCCACAGTGGCTTAACTGCTTCCCATAGGTTTGCAGCAATCCATAGATCGTTGGTCACCCACACCAAATCTGGCTTAATGGTTTGAATGAGTTCACCAATGCGGTGCGAGCCAAAGGGGTCATTGCCATGTACCATCGCTGGATACATGAAGCAATGCTTCTGCATTTCATTAGGGTCGCCATGGTAGTTGACTGCCAAAGCATGCACTTCATGCTCCTGGGCCAGTGCTGGAATCAAATACTCAGCAACACGTCCAAACCCAGTTTGTACTCCACAGTCTCCGCAGTAAAGAATCCGAGCCACAGGCGTTTCAAGAACTTGTCAGATGATAGATGGTCTTTCTACACTGGCACCACAGGAGCTTGCTGGCGATAGTAAGTGACAGAGCATTTACACCTAGATCTGCAAGAACATCGCTGTCCTGGCATGGGGAGACTGCCGATGGGAACCATCCCACGGGCAGCATAGTCAATGCATTCCTGGCAATGTTCTGCCTGGGCGTCCAAGATTCTTCGCATCAGCGAAAAGCCTCGCTGCTGTTCTCGTGCTTCAGTTCCTTCCCAGTAAGATCCTCGTACACTTTGAGCGTAAAGGCCGATACGAGCAAGAGCCATGGGAGCAGACATGCGACCATCAAGAAGGTCACGAACAAAGCCTTGTAGATAAGCGTATTCTGCACGAAGCCGCTGGCCGATTCGACCATATTGCGTACTGCCCATGCTTGCTTTTCCGCCATGGCCAATAATGCCAGCCTGAATATGGGCGTTTTTGATAGCTTCACGAACACTTCCTTGCCATTGTTCCAAGGTGATGGAATTATCTATGAGCATACGAGTGAACTGCTTCAACTGCGCTTCTAACTTGTAAATGCGACCATCAACAAGCTTGCCTACTGCAGCTTTGCTTAGAAAGCGTCCACGTTCATCGCGGTAACGACCAGTCTTCCTGTCGTAAGACCATGCCGCATCAAACCTTTCGGAGAGCAAAGTCTCAGAGAAATGAGCAGTGTCATTCAGCATCTTCGGCTTCCAAGATGTCCTTGAAACGAGCAGGAGCTTCTTCCTTCCATTCCTTCATGGCCCGCTCAATGTCATTGTCTGAGATGAAGGCAGTTTCGTCCACCTTTTCCAGCAGTAGGCCTCCGATTTTTACGGCATCAATCGCATCTTGTTTCTTAAAATACTCAGCTTGCTCTTTTTTCCCCTTAAAGGCTCCTTCTAGGGATCCATGCTTGCGCTTGTATAGCTCTTGATACTTACGCGACACGTAAGCACCGGCAACTGCACTGGGCCACACTTTGAACTTCGTCTTTGCTGACGCAATAGCCTGCTCATGAAGGCTTTTATCGACAAAAGTGGCGTCTTCTTTGATGGCTTCAAGATCTTGGGGCAAGTAAAGCCCAGCCTCATCTTGCACTTGCCTGCTGCCATCCATGGGCAACGTACCATTCTCTTGGTTCAGGGGGTCTCTGCCGCCAGGAGGAACATTCTGCTGGCCTTTCTGCGCAGGCAGTTCACGGGGAAGCGATGGATCAAGAGTGAGTTCCATTGACCACTCGCTGCCTCCATAGCGGGCTTCTGCTACTTCCTTCGGGTGGAGAATGCCGAGCTGCACGTAACGCCCATCCACGGCTGCCACTCGCGCCCGTACGTCAGCTTTTTCCCTTTCATTAAGCTCAAACAAATCATTGAACTTAATGCGCCAAGATTCAGGGACACTGCCATTGGTCGGACCCTTTTTGCTGAGCATGATCATTTTCATGAGCTGCTGCAACGGACGCTTGTAATGTGATGCTTGGTAATCTCCTAGGTGCTTGGCAAAATCACGCTCTTCACTGCGACCAGTCGAGCCAAGTCCACCAGGGCTTTCTCCGAAGAGAATCGTATGGGGAATCTGGGAAGCACCAATAATATCAACGCGAAGCTTTTCCAAGATTTCTCCAATGCCGCCAAAGTTGCGGCTAATGAAAGC